GTACGTAGAGAGCTATCTAAGCTTACTTCTCAAAAGCCTAGTGCGTCTGTAGTTCCTAATTCTTCAGACGATATGGATTTGTTTGCTGCTAATGCTGGTGAGCAAATTTGGGAATCTATGTACTATGGTAATGATCTTAAAGCTACTATTAAAGAAGCTGTATGGTGGATGCTGGTTACCGGTACCGGCTATGTTAAGACCTATTGGGATAATGGTATTCAAGTACCCGCAGGTCCTGATGAACCGCCATACCAAGGAAATATTTGTTACACTACTGAGACTCCTTTTCATGTATTTGTTCCTGATTTAAGAGCCACTAAGATAGAAGATCAGCCGTTTATTATTCATTCTTCTACACGTTCAGTTGAATGGGTTAGGCAAAGATTTCCTCATGCTGCTGATGGATCTGAGCTTAGGCCGAATGTTAAGGGTGCTAACGAAATCCTTAGCGACGCTTATCTTAATCTTGCTGGTGGCACAGCTTTCGATTACGATTCTGTTCTTATTCATGAGATGCATATTAAGCCTGGAGCCCACCCTGACTTCCCTGAGGGTGGACTTATCACAACTACTGGTGACCAGGTAATTCAATACGTCCCTATTTTTCCATATGAGCATGGTCAATTCTGCATTACTAAATTCGATCATATTCCTAGTGGAAAGTATTATGCGTCTTCGGTAGTTGAAGATCTGCTTCCTATCCAGCGTGAATACAACAGAACTCGTAGTCAAATTGTCGAAGCTAAGAACCGAATGGCTAAGCCTCAGCTTATTGCTCAATTGGGTTCTGTTGATGTTTCTAAGATTACTACTGAACCTGGCCAAGTTATTCAGTATAAGATGGGCTTTCAACCGCCTCAACCTTTACCTTTGCAATCACTTCCTAGCTATGTGCTGAATGAGGTGCAGCAGTTAGCTTCGGATTTTGATGATCTTTCTGGTCAGCATGAGGTAACTCGCGGAAATGTTCCTCCCGGAGTTACTGCCGCCACTGCTATTAGTTTTCTTCAAGAGCAGGACGACTCCATGCTTTCTACAGAAGTTGATTCTATTGAATCTGGCTGTGAAAAGATTGCTAAGCAAACATTATCTTTAGTTGGGCAGTTCTGGGATCTACCTCGTACGGTAAAAATTACCGGTGTAGATGGTTCCTGGGATGCTGCTATGTTTAAAGGTTCCGATCTGCGAGGAAATACAGATATCAGGATTGAAGCTGGTAGTGCGTTGCCTACTTCTAAGGCAGCGAAGCAAGCTTTAATTACTGACTGGATGAAGATGGGCTTTATTGACCCGGCTCAAGGAATGTCTGTTCTTGATATGGGTGGTATTGTCAAGCTTTACGAATCTGTGCAGATCGATGAAGCTCAAGCTCGTCGTGAAAATCTGAAGATGCAAAATGCAGATCCTGAGCTAATTAAGCAAATGTTCGAGCTTCCTACAGATCCCATGACTGGCCAGCCTATTCCGCAGGTTGATCCTGTCTCCGGTAAACCCCTTCTACCGGATCCAGTTATTCCTGTGAATACTTGGGATAATCACGCTATTCACATTGATATCCATAACCGCTTCCGTAAATCTCAAGCATATGAACAACTCCCTCCTGATGTTCAAATGCTATTTGAGGTTCACGTACAAAAGCATATGGAAGCTATTGCTGCCCCGCATATTGGCGGTATGCCTACTGCCGAAATGATGATTGGTATTGCAGAGCAACAAAGAAATATGCCGCCACCAAGTGATACTAGTTCACCTATGGGCGGTGCTGCTGAAGGACAAGGTGCCCCTCCCGGACCAGAAGCAGATCCAACTAATCAAGATCAGCAAGATAATGTGATGACTTGACGTATCTTGTAGACTAGAAATAGAGGTCAGGGCCCCTAGGGTACAACCTCGGAGAGAGCCAAAATGTCTGAGCCTGTTAACGAGACCGGCGGAGATCAAGTAATTGATCAAGGTTTTAGTTATCTAAAGGACCAGCAAGAACCTCCGGCACCTGTGCAACAGACTCAGCAGGAGGAAATTAAGTTAAACCCTGCTTGGGACAATTTGCTGAAGTCAGTTCCGCAGCAATACCACCAAGCTATTCTTCCCGAGCTTAAGACTTGGGATCAGAATTACGATAGTGGACTTCAGAAGGTACACTCACAGTACGAAGGGTGGAAGCCTTTCATTGAAAATCAGGTTAGTCCAGAGGAAGTTAACAACGCTCTGCTAGTCTGGCAATCAATGAACGATAATCCTGATCAGTTCATTCGGACTATTATGGATTATTACAAGTTTTCACCTGATGGTGGGCAGGGCCAGAATCCACAGCCACAAGATGAAACTGATGACGACGGAGTTCCCTTCGATATTACCCAGCATCCTGAGTTTCAGCGCTATTCTCAGATGACTGAATTAATGGGCCAGCAACTGTTAGCTCAGCATGAGCAGCAAGTAGCGGCCGAAGTTGAAAACGAAGTAGCTCAGATGTTTACCGATGCTCAACAACGGCTCGGTGATTTTGATGAGGCTTACGTTGCTCAACTTATGATGGTTAACGAAGGAATGGATATTGATACTGCTGTCCAAATCCAACGTGAAAGGGACCAGCAGCTCATCCAGAATTACCGTAGCCCCGGACAAAATGCACCTGTATTAATGGGTGGCGGGGGCGGTTTACCGTCGCAGCAGACTAAGGTCAGTGGCTTATCAGATCAGCAACGTCGAGCGTTAATCGTTCAGCACCTGACTAATATGGAGAACAGCTAATGCCTGCTAGTTTAAGTACTGTGTCGGCCCTTCTTAAGGAAATCTACGAGCCGGATATTCAGGATCAGCTTAATAATGACCTGAAGGCTTGGCGTCGTATTGAGAAGACTTCTGAAGGTATTACTAATGAAATGGGTGGAAAGTATGTTACTTTCGCCCTTAAGGTTGGTCGTAACCAGGGTATTGGTGCTCGTAATGAGTCTGAGGCTCTGCCGACTGCTGGCCAGCAAGTAACCACGACTGCCCGCGTGGGTGCTAAGTACCTTTATGGCTCTATCCAATTTACTGGTCAAACTCTTAAGCTTGCTGATACTAACAAGCAGGCTTTTGCTAGTGCTGTAGATCTGGAAATTACCGGTATTAAGAACGATGTTACTAAGGACCTTAACTTCCAGTTCTATGGTTCTGGCACTGGTGTTCGTGCGACTGTTACGGCTGATGGTGTTAACACTGTTACTGTAGACAATGTTCAGTATCTGGAAGTCAATATGGTTATTGACATTCTGGCCTCTGACATTACCACGGTTCAGGCTTCGGCTCGTGTTATTACTGCTATTAACACCAGCACCAAGGTTGTTACTTACTCCGGTGCGGATGTTTCTGCCACTACTGGCGCTGGCTCGGTTATCGTGCGTACTGGTAACGCTAACCGTGAGCTTACCGGTATTGGTAGTATTATTAAGGCTTCGGGTACTCTTTATAACGTTGATCCTACTGTAGTTCCGCAGTGGAAGTCCGTTGTTAGTGGTAACGGCGGTACTCCGCGTGCTCTTACTGAAGCTCTTATGATTAAGATGACTGATGATATCGCTACTAATGGTGGTGGTATTCCGACGGTTGTCTTCTGTAATAAGGGTGTTCGTCGCGCTTACTTTAACCTTCTTAAGACTGACCGTCGATTCGTTAACACCCAGAAGTTTGAAGGTGGATTTACCGGTCTTGCTTTCACCACTGATGATGGTGATATTCCTGTCGTTTCGGACGTTGATGCGCCTCCGGGTAGCATGAAGTTTGTTAACGAGAAGGAAATTAAGCTTTACCGTGAGTCCGATTGGTCTTGGATGGACGAGGACGGTAACAAGTTCCAGCGAGTTATCGGCTTTGACGCTTACCAGGCTACTCTGTTTATGTACGCTGAGGTTGGTACTCACCGCCGTAATGCTCACGGTTCATTAGACGACATTACTGAGGGCTAATATGGCTGACCGTTCAATCCCTGAGGGTGTAGTTCCACCCAAGTTAGCTAATAAGAAGCCAGGGTTTATGAACCCTAATGCTATGAATGCTGTAAAGCAAAAGGCTAGGCTATCAGCTTTAAAGGCTAAGGCCTTACAGGGTAAGAATGGTACTGCTCACCAGCAACATTTAGCTCATGAAGAGCATATGCAACATGTTCGTAATGTAGCTAATAAGAATGCGAAGAGCAAAAACCCATATAACACGTAGGCACCAAGGGGCCGGGTCTTAATTGGCCCGGCCCCTTGTTTGTTGGAGGTAGTATGAAAATCCTGACAAATCAAGTATTTCTTGATGACGTTGATCGTTATGAAGAAAACACTGAGTATGATGTACCCTTAGAAAAGGGTATCTATTTCGTAAGAAATGGTTGGGCTGAAGCTGCCGAAGCTTTGCAGGACGAAGTTGATGACAACAGTATTGATTTAAACATCCATAACTCCACTATCGGGATGAAGGATTCCAATGGGTAAATTTGCTCCCGATATTGTTTTGGATGCTCCGGCTGACGTAATCGATCAGGCTAACATCATGCATCTTTGTTCTGCCCAACCTGCTAACTATGCTGGTATTGCTGCTTTGTCGTTAGCTTCTGTAGCCATGACACCTAATACAGATTTTACTAAGGCTGATGGTGATACCAATGGCCGAAAAGTTACTGTAGCTGCTAAGAACGGCGTGAGTATTAGTACCTCTGGCACTGGAAACCACGTTGTTTTAGCTAGTACTGGCGATAGTACTCTTCGGTACGTTACCACTTGTAATTCTCAAGCTGTAACTTCTGGAAACACTGCCAATTTCCCTGCGTGGGATATTGAATTCGCTGATCCTACGTAGGAGCTATTATGGTTGCTGCTGTAAGAGCTTCTACACGATCAGGGCAATCTGACGTACTTCAAGCTAGCAACTCTACTGCTGTCCCTACTAATCAGGTTGGCGANAAAGTATACTTGTGTAGTGAGTCCTGGTCTAATACCATTACTCCTACGATTACTTGGCCTTCTGGTTTTACTCAGATTTTTAACCAGTCTGTTTCTGATGGTAGTGGCGGTACTGTTTTTCTTAGAATCGCTGAAAAAGAAATATCTTCAGTAGATTCAGGCAGTTACAGCATTACGTTAAGTGGTACTGCGTGGAACCAATTAATGGCTATTAGCTGTTCTGGTCTGTTAACTGGTGCATCTTCAGCAGAAGATAATGACTTTGCTACAGGAACATCTGCTACTTCGGTTCCTTCAGTTACCTCCGCTACTGTTACTGATGCTGATTTAATTTTACATGTTATTGCTACATTCAATGCTGTAACTTCTACGCCGCCTACTAATTACACGGAATCTATTGAAGGCGACGTTCTTCATATTAATTACCGTGTTCTGAGCGGAGCCGGATCAGAAACATCATCTGGTGGTGTTTTATCTGGTTCTACACCTAAAGTTGTTGCTCAGTTAGCACTTAAGCCAGCGGCTTCTGGAGCTACGAATCTTGTCATTCAAGATTCTCTCCATGCTTCTGTAGCGGATCAGTTTGGTGTTACACAAAATCACTTACTGATCATTCAAGATTCTACGCATGCACATACCTCTGACATTGTTAACTTTAATCAAGTACATCAAATTGCCATTTTTGATGCTGTCCACACAACTCTTGCTGACAACCTTGTTTTAGCTGGTGGGACAACACTTATAATTCAGGATGCGACTCATGCGCATTCTGCTGACGGATTAGTACTTGTACAAACTCATAACATAATTGTGCAAGATGCTACTCATCAGACTAAATCGGATACCATATCGCTTGTTCCCCCAGGTACGGGAGGTTTTATGACGGTTTCAGACGTACAGGTACAGAAATTAGCTGTGATAACTGGTAAAACAGGCTCGATCCAAGATTTACAGTTTGCTTATTACAGCAGTCTGAGCGGTCTTGTGCCAGCTTCAAGTTTTTCTGTAGCCGATCATCAACGTGCATATTGGGAAGCTCAGACAGGGTTAACTGGTAAGTCATTGGCTGATTTGGAAAAGGCGTTTTACGACGTACAGCTAATTGCTGCTGGTTCTCTTTCTGATCGTGAATTTACGTATTGGACGAACGTATAATGGGTATTAGAGATTTTGATATTGCAGTAGTG